ATAATGTACAATAAAATATTTGTATTGCATGTTAAAAGTACGGGAGAATATGCTTTAACTTATAATATAGATCAAGTTAATATATCGCATATTCCGGCGGGCACCATACTTGTTCACCGAAACAAAGCAACTAATACGTTATACACTATAAACGCATTAAATGAACTTATAAAATCATTAAATGGGGGCATTGTAGATACAAGTTACAGAGTAGAATGGCAACATTATAAAAATTGCATTCTACTTACTCAGGAAGGACAGTTCAAACAATTGAACACAAAGATTTTTAGGATTATTGAGCTTTAATTTGGCTTTCCAAAAATTAGTTATTACATTTAATTATAAACCAAATAAATTTTTAAAGTTATGGATTTAAACGAAATGAAACGCCGATTGCAAGAAATGCAATCGAAATCTGCTGAAAAAGCAGATGAGAAGAAGAAGGTTTTTTGGAAACCCTCTGTTGGTAAACAGACCATTCGTATTGTACCTAACAAGTATAATAAGAAAAATCCGTTTACCGAATTGTATTTTTACTATGGTATTGGTAATAATACAATGTTGTCGCCCACAAATTGGGGAGAAAGAGATCCAATCGCTGAGTTTGCTAAAGAGCTTCGTAAAACAAGCGATAAGGAAAATTGGAGATTGGCCCGCAAATTGGACCCAAAAGTCCGTATTTTTGCTCCGGTAATTGTCCGTGGTGAAGAAGATCAAGGTGTTCGTTTGTGGCAATTTGGTAAAGAAACATATACGGATTTCTTGAACTTGGCTGATAATGAAGACGTAGGTGATTTTACTGATGTTGCAACAGGTAGAGACATTATATTAACAACTGTTGGTCCTGAAGTTACAGGTACTCCATACAACAAAACAAGTATTATGCCTCGTACTAAAGAAACACCGATTTCTGAAGAGAAATCATATGTTAAAAATGTTTTGGAAAATCAGCCTAACCCGATCGAGTCGTTTAGAAAATATTCATTTGATGAAATGAAACAAGCACTTCAATCTTGGTTAACCCCTGAGGAAGATGAAGAAGCAGCAGCTCCTGCTCCTGAGAAGCCAGCTACAAATTATGCTACAAAAAGTGCTCCTGTTAAAGTAAACAAAGCAGAAAAATTTGATAGCTTGTTTGAAGAAGAAACAGAGCACGATTCTAACGATCTCCCATTTTAAATTAAAAAATAGTTATGGCTCGTAAAAAAAGTGAATCGCTTAATGCAGCAGTATCTGCTGAACTTAGAGCAGGATTTGATTTAAATAAATTCAAATCTAAAAAATTACTTAATTCAAGTGTTAAGTTTAAAGATCAAAAATGGATTCCTTTGAGCCATGCTTTTCAAGAAACAACATCAGTACCCGGTATTCCGATGGGCCACATAGTTTTACTACGTGGTCACTCGGATACTGGTAAGACTACTGCGATGATTGAAGCAGCTGTGTCTGCTCAAAAAATGGGAGTATTACCTGTTTTCATCGTTACTGAAATGAAATGGAATTGGGAGCATGCTACTCAAATGGGGTTGGAAGTTAAACGTGTTGTTGATGAAGAAACAGGCGAGTTATTAGATTATGAGGGTCAATTTTTATATGTTGATCGTGAAAACCTTCATACAATAGAAGATGTAGCCGCATTTATATTAGATTTACTTGACGAACAAAAGAAAGGAAATCTTCCATATGACTTATTATTTTTATGGGACTCAATAGGTTCTGTGCCATGTGAACTATCAGTTAAATCCAATAAAAACAATAATGAATGGAATGCAGGTGCTATGTCAACTCAATTTGGCAATAATGTAAATCAAAAAATTACATTATCTCGCAAAGAATCTTCACCTTATACTAATACATTGGTATGTGTTAATAAAGTTTGGACAGCTAAAGCTGAAGTTCCTATGGGACAGCCTAAACTTATGAATAAAGGTGGGTTCGCAATGTGGTTTGATGCTACATTTGTTATTACATTTGGTAATGTAGCAAATGCTGGCACATCAAAAATTAAAGCCATTAAAGATGGTAAACAAGTTGAGTTTGCTAAGCGCACTAATGTTCAAATTGATAAAAACCATATAAATGGTGTGCAGTCAAGGGGAAAAATTGTAGTAACACCTCATGGGTTTATTAATGATTCTGATAAAGAAATTAAATCCTATAAGGATGCTCATGCTAAAGAATGGAGTGCAATACTTGGTGGAATAGATTTTGATATCTTTGAAGAAGAAGATACATTTGAAACAACCAATATATTTTCCCAAGAACCAGATTAAATATGAATAAAGAGCTTTTAAACCTCCTTAATAATGTAATTGAGGATAAGGATGATGTATCTTCTGATAAACACAATCATGTCTTATTAATTGATGCTTTAAACTTATTCTTTAGAAACTTTACTACCATGCGATTCACCAACCCAGATGGTGTGCATATAGGGGGGATGGGAGGTTTTATACGCTCTTTAGGATATTTAATTGACACAATTAGGCCATCTTCCGTGTATGTTGTATTCGACGGAGCAGGTGCTTCTACAAACAGAAGAAACCTGCTCCCCGAATACAAATCTGGTAGAAATTTAACACGAATTACACATTGGGAGGTGTTTGATGATGTTGATGATGAAAATAATGCCAAAATTGGGCAAATATCAAGATTAATACATTATTTACAATGTTTGCCGGTTAAATTATTATCTATACACAAAGCAGAAGCCGACGATGTTATAGCATATATGGCAGGTTATATGCCTAATAAATATAATACGTCTATTACCATAGTATCTTCAGATAAGGATTTTTTACAGCTTGCTACTCAAAAAGTCAATATATTTCGCCCTACAGAAAAAGAGGTATTTTCATATAATCAAGTAAAAGAAAAATATGGATTATTACCTGAAAATTTTATTTTACGTAAAGTATTATTAGGTGATGCTTCTGATAGGATTATTGGAGTAAAAGGATTAGGTGAGAAGGGGTTATTAAAAAAATTCCCTGAATTAGCAACTCGCATACTTACATTAGAGGACATATTTAGTATAGCAGAATCAAAATACAAAACACACGATGTATATGCTCGAGTAGTTTTAGAAAAAAATAGATTAGAACAGAATTATAAACTTATGGATCTATCTAATCCTTTATTAGATGAAAATGACAAAATTAATATTCAAAATGCTATTGAGAGCCCCATACCTCAGTTTCACCCCCAAGAATTTTTAGAATTATATAATGAAGATGGACTCGGGCATTTGATTAGAAATGTAGATTTTTGGTTAAAAAATAGTTTTACACAATTAGCAAGTTATAAATAATATGTAATTATATTTGGCTTTTACAAAGTTAATTATTACATTTAAATAAAATAGAAGTTATGGCCGCCTTGAGCACTTTAGACAAATATGGAAATATTTTCCAAGTAAAAGTAATATCGTGTTTATTAACAGATAAAAAATTTTTAATTAGTATTCACGATGTTTTATCAGATGAATACTTTTCAAACCAAGCACATAAATGGATTATTAAAGAAATATTAAAATATTTTGATAAATTCCATACAACTCCTTCAATGGAAGTGTTGAAAGTAGAATTGAAAAAAATTGATAATGAAGTATTACAAATTTCAATTAAAGAACAACTTCGTGAAGCATACAAATCTTCTGATGAAGATTTAGCATATGTTGAAGAGGAATTTTCAAACTTCTGTAAAAATCAGCAACTTAAAAAAGCATTACTTACAAGTGTTGATTTTCTTAATTTAGGGGATTATGATGCTATACGCTCATTAATTGATAATGCCTTAAAATCAGGCCAAGATAAAAATATAGGACATGAATATAATAAAGATGTTGAATCTCGTTACAGAGACGACCACAGAGTAATAGTACCTACTCCATGGGGTGTATTTAATGATATTTTACAAGGAGGAATTGGCAACGGAGACTTTGGATTGATATTTGGTAATCCGGGTGGTGGTAAATCTTGGACTCTAATTGCGTTGGGGGGATATGCTGTAAGTGTGGGATATAATGTAATACATTATACTTTAGAATTAGGTGAAGATTATGTTGGTAGAAGGTATGATGCTTTTTTTACACAAATTCCTGTTGATCGTATAGCGGAATCACCGCATCGTTCTCAAGTTGAACAGGCTGTATCGAATTTGAAAGGACAATTGATTATAAGGGAGTATTCACCGGGTAAAGCGTCCATTTCTACCATTGAATCGCATATTAAAAAATGTATAGACCAAGAATTTAAACCAGATTTAATTATTATTGATTATGTAGATCTTCTTCGCTCTAAAAGAACAAACCGCGAACGCAAAGATGAAATAGATGATATTTATGTTAGTACTAAAGGATTAGCACGTGAACTAAACCTACCTATATGGTCAGTTTCACAAGTTAATCGTGCAGGTGCGAAAGACGATATAATTGAAGGTGATAAAGCCGCAGGATCATATGATAAAATTATGATTACTGATGTAGCTATATCACTTTCTCGTAAACGTCAAGATAAAGTTAACGGAACAGGTAGATTTCACATTATGAAAAATAGATACGGAATAGACGGAATGACTTTTGGAGCTAAAATAGATACATCAACTGGACATTTCGACATCACAGGTGATTTACACGATGAAGAATCAGAAACCCAATCTACTGCTCCCGTTCGTAATACAAATTTTGATGAATTAGATAGAAAGCAATTAGCAAGTAAATTTTTTAATCTAAGTGTATAATAATAACTGAACCACGAATATGAGAGCATTAAATATAATAGCAATAGAAACCTACCAAAAGTTAGAGAAACATTATTCTAATTTAACCGAACGCAGAGAAGCCACCAAACAATATATTTTAAATGAAATTACTCAATGGGGTATAAAAACTTTAGAGCAAGGAGATAATTATTTTTTTAGACCTAAAGAATTTAAAGGGGATAAAAACAGCCCACCATTTGAAATTAGATTATTAAAAAGTAAAGCAATAGAAGAATATCATGAATTAAAGTTTGGAAATTTAAATGCTTCTACTGATGAAGAAAGATATAAATGGGATGATAAAGACCCTTATAAATTACAAAAAGCTTTATTTTTAAGAAAAGTATTAGAATCAAAAATAAAACCCTTATTTGACTCTGGAGAAATTATGGGTATTATATTTCAACCATATGATGGGGATGGATTAGCAGACGATAGATATAGTTATTTTTATAACATGTATTCTAAATTAGGAAAAGATAAATATGATTTAGATAAAGGTGAATTTGAAACAGAGGGTACATATTTTATAACCCCAAAAATTTAAAATAAAAAACATGTCATTAACTGAACCACGAATATTTTATAAACCATTCGAATACCAAACCGCATTTGAATATTACAAAAACCAGCATCGAGCACATTGGTTAGCTGATGAGATACCTTTAGCGTCTGATTTAAACGATTGGAAACTTAAATTAACCGAATCTGAAAAGAACCTTATAGGTAATATTTTAAAATCATTTGCCCAAACCGAGGTTCATGTAAATGATTACTGGTCAACCAAAGTATCTATTTGGTTTCCAAAGCCTGAAATACAAGCCATGGCTCGTGCGTTTGCTGATTTTGAAAGCATACACGCTGAAGCGTATGCCCGATTGAATGAAGAACTTGGTTTAGATAACTTTCAAGCATTCTTAGAAGACGAAGCATCAAAAGCTAAAATCGAAAGACTGATTGAAGTACCCGGTGAATCATTAGAAGAAAGAGCATTATCCTTAGCTATCTTCTCAGCCTTTACAGAAGGTGTAAACCTATTTAGTTCATTTGCTGTATTAATGTCGTTTCAACTTCGCAATCTAATGAAAGGCACAGCACAGATTGTAGAGTGGAGTGTAAGAGACGAATCATTACATTCACAAGCCGGATGTTGGTTATTTAGGACTTTGCTTCAAGAGCAACCACATTTAGATACCAATAGTATGAGAGATAAAGTTATTGAAGCTTGCCATCTATCAGTTCAATTAGAATTTGATTTTATTGACAAAGCATTTGAGATGGGTAATATTGAAGGTTTAACCAAGGAACAGCTCAAAAACTATATTAAAGCAAGAGCAAATGAAAAAATGGTTGAACTTGGATATAAAGCAATTTATAACGATATTGACCCTAATTTATTAAAACAAATTGAATGGTTTGGGCATTTAACATCAGGAAAATCACATCAAGATTTCTTTGCTCAACGCCCAACAAATTATGCAAAGTCAACAGCAGACTGGAGTGATTTATAAAAATTAAAATTATGAGTATACAAGTAGACACAACAAATTGGGTTAAAAACAAAGATTATCCTAACTACATGGATGATATCGCAATCAGTATGATTTCAAAAGGCTATTTACTACCTGATGAAAATGTATTTGATGCTTTCAGACGAGTTAGCAAAGCAGCCGCCCGCAGACTAAAACGTAAAGACTTACAACCATACTTCTACGAAGCAATAGTTAAAAACTGGTTATGTTTAGCATCACCTGTATTATCTAATCTGGGAACAGAACGCGGAATGCCAATCTCGTGTTTTGGCATTAATGTAGGAGATTCTATTGAAGGTATAGCCGATGCTAATTCAGAACTAATGCGTCTAACTTCACAAGGTGGTGGAGTAGGTATAGGAATGTCTCGTATCAGAGGAAGGGGTAAACCTATTAAAGACAACGGAGTAAGCGAAGGTGTTGTGCCTTGGGCTAAAATATACGATTCAACAATTCTAGCAACCAATCAAGGTTCAGTTCGCAGAGGTGCTGCTTCGGTTAA